CCGTAGAGGCGGACATCGCCGCTATTCGCGATCGGGTGCGCGGCACCTATGGCAACACCACTGACCCGCGTATGCGCTTCTGGGGCCGGATGGCGGCCAATGCCGGCCGGTATAACCAGTTGACTGACATGGGCGGCGTAACGCTGACTTCGGTTCCGGATATCGCAGGACCGATTTTTCAGTATGGGATTCCGGCCGCCTTCAAACATCAGTTGGCGCCCCTCATGCGCCTCTTTGGCTCGAAAGAAACCCATGACCTTGCAAAGGCCTCAAAGCAGGAGCTGCGGGCGTTCGGAATTGGCGTCGAAACTGTCATGCAGGCCAGGCAATCGGCGATCGCCGACATCTTCGACATGTACCAGCCGACATCGCGGCTGGAGCGCGGGCTCGAAAAGGCTTCGAATGCGTTCTTCATCCTCAACGGGCTCAGTCCATGGACCGACGCAATGCAGCGCATCGCCGGCACGGTCAGCATGGATCAAATGAGCCGGGCCATCGAGGCGACAACCAAGGGCAAACCGACCGCGCTGCAGGTGCGTAAGCTGGCAGAAAGCGGGATTGATTCCGTTATGGCTGGCCGGATTTGGAACGAGCTTACCCGCGAAGGTGGGTCGAACGTCGTTGACGGCGTGCGGGTGTCCAACACCGGCGCCTGGCGCGACATCGGCGCCCGCGATGCGTTCGAAGGTGCGCTTGCGCGCGATGTCGACATGATGGTCATCAGCCCCGGTCAGGAAAAATCACTTTGGCCGAGCCGCAACCCCGTTGTTGCTCTGCTGCTGCAATACAAAACCTTCGTCATGGGTGCGACCGAACGGATTTTCTTCCGCAGCATGCAGGCGAGGGATGCGCAAGTGCTGCAGGGCCTCGTCGCTTTCATCGGGCTCGGCATGCTTGGCGAATATGCCTACGACATCTTTTCCGGCCACGAGATGCCATCGGCGCCGGGCGATTGGGTGAAAGCCGGAGCAAGCCGCAGCGGTGTCTTTGGCTGGATCGAGGAAGGCAACGCCATCGGCTCGAAGTGGACCGGCGGCACGATGGACATGTACCGGCTCGTCGGCGCGAAGCAGCCGGGCTCGCGATATCAGAGCCGGGAGAAGCTCGGCATTCTGCTCGGGCCGACTGCCAACAAACTCGAAGGTCTGATTAAGGCCGGCTCGAATGGCCTGAACGGCAGTTGGGACGGCGCCGACTATCGCCGCATGCGCCGCATGATCGCCGGGCAGAATCTGTTCTACCTCCGCAAGCTCTTCGATCAGCTGGGCGACGAGTAGACCCGAGCCTAAGGCGATAACGATTTTTTGCCCCAGAACAATCAAAGACTTACAGGCAATGTGCTGTGCTTTGCGAGCCGGTTCCGGCTCGTTTATCCCGAATGTCACGTCGTGACACCTCACGATGTCACCAATTTGGAGAAAATGAAAATGGCCATAGAGCACGAGATCAAGCTTCGCCAACTGACCAATGACAAGCGCAAGCTCGACGATGAGCTTGAAGGGCTGAAAAGGCTTCGCTCGCGCCAGATCATCGACGGCGACCCGTTCGATAAGGCTGATCGCATTCGAGAGCTGGCCGCTGAAATTGACGCCCTGGTCGACGCAATTGCGCTGCTCGAAGCTCATGTCGAGCACGACCGCACGCGCGACTATAGGGAGGGAGAGGCGCAACGGATCGAAAACGATCTCAACGTGTTCGTTACCTCCCGCGCCGGCATGATCCACAAGCTCGGGGCGCTGCAGCCGGTCATCCAAGAGGTAAAAACCTTGCTGGATGGCATTTTCTCCGACGCCGCCGCCATGAACACGACAGGCGTTCGCATGGGCGCGGACACCCACAACAACATTCCCGAGCTCCAGCCAAACAATCTGCGACATCGGTTACTGGCCAGGATTGCCATCTACCTCGACAAACATATCGAAGATCTAGGCAAGTTTCGCCAAGCGGCGGTCGACCAAGAACGTGAACTGCCATCGTGGGGCGACGAGGAACGCCGGACCTTCGAGACGAACTTTGAGCATGTGCTCGGTCGCGTTCGACAGAAAATCGCCGATCTGCGCGCTCCATTGGCAGCCTTGGACGAGTAGACCGCCATGGCTAAGGAGCCGCTCCACAACAGCGAACGCCATCTGGACTCAGCGCGTGTGCTGGAGCGCTTCGGGATCACGAAGCGCACTCTTTGCCGGTGGATGGCCGACGAGGCGCTCGCCTTTCCGAAAGCGATCGTCATCCGCCGCCGCAACTATTTCCGCGAAAGCGAAATAGTCGTCTGGGAGAAAATGCACGGTCGCGCCAATCCTGAAAATGTCGATCAGGTCGATGGGTGCGCGGTCGTTTCGGGCGTCATCACCCGATATGCCGATTTTGTTCAGGCGATGGTCGAGCGTCGCGCAAGCCTGAAGATCAGCGGAAATGAGCTTGAGGCGATCTCGGGAATGCTCGAAGGCTATGTCACGAAACTGGAAAATTTCCACCGCAATTATGGGCGCGGTGTCGGGCCTGAGACGCTGCCGTTGTGGCTCGGCGGCCTGCGTGTCGGCATCGTGCTCGTCGACCTTCCGCGGCGCACCTATCGGCCGCGAGAGCGCAAGACGGCTTGACGACGTCCGGCGGGCGTGGTCGCTTCCTTCCCGGAAGGGAGCGCGCCGGTGATCAGAAAGAAGCGTCTTCAGAAGTTGATTGCGAGGGAGGTGGAAGCGCTCACCGAGGAGAGGGTTTTCTTGTCCGATGCCCAGGTTGCCGAGTGGATCGGCATGACGGCCAAGGAGCTTCGAAAAATCCTCCCAGATCTTGAACGCTCTGGCTTCCCTCCAAAAGACCCCCAGTTCGGCTATTTTCGTTATGCGCCAGCCGTCAAGGCTTGGCTCGATCGTCGCTATCGAGTAACGCCGCCAGTCGATCCGGTGCAGCGTTCTTATCCGACATCGAGCAAGCGCGGCCGATTTAAGTGATCTGCGGTTTGAGGCGCACGCCCTCTCCGGCTGTCGACGTTTCACCGTGGGCGACGAACACGATGCCAGCCTCTTCAAGCACCTTCTGCATATCGGCAAGGGTACGGTCGTACGGTGACCGCTTGCCCGCTTCGAAATTCGCAATGGTTGCTTTCGCTACTTTTGACGCGACCGACAACTGGTCTTGCGACCAGCCGAGAAGAGCGCGAGCTGCGCGACATTGTGCCGGTGAAATTCCCATTTTGGAGCAACTTTACACTTTTGATGTTGACCTTGCGAATGATGTAAGATTATATCACTGATATAACGTTAACACAACGGAGCAATCAAAATGCCGAGCGCACCCGACGCGGCAGCCGCCGAAGGCTTGCCAAATAACCAGACCCGGAGGTCTTTCTTGAAATCCATTCCCGCGGCCGCTGTTGCCGCCTCAGTGCCGGCCGCCGCCGTGGCCGAACCGGCGTCGGCCGAAACCAACGACGCTCGCGTCGATCGCCTCATGCGCGAGCTTTCCGACGCCCTGGTCGAGTTCATGGACGGTCGCTTTCATGCCGTCATCCGGCCGGCAAACGAGCCGCAGGCAATCCAGCTTGTGAGCACTGACGCCGCCCGCCGGGCCGAGGCTCTGCAGGATGCGGAATATCACGCCGAGATGCTCTGCCAGGCCATGGAGCGCAGCATGCCGGATGGCGACTGGTCATTCAAGATCAACGCCGAATATGGGTGGGTGCTGGTCACCGACGCGAACAACCAATGGAGAACCTGATCATGGCCACCACCGAACAGAGCACTCGGCGCGAGATCGCAACCGAAATCCTCCGCGAATTTGAAACGCCGATCCATGATGCCAAGCTCATGGCGTGGTTGCTCGCTGAGACCCTCAACGTCTCACTCATGGACCGCCGGCTCACCAACAAAAGGCGGCCGGGAGACGATTGGCTCATCCGGATCGGCGATACCGAAATGGACGCTCTCTCATTCGCATGGAGCGATGTCCTTAGTCGCACCGAAGCGCTCGAAAAGGCTTGGCATGCGGCGTGGGATCGCGAGGTCAGACGCCCACCGGCCGATCCCATCATCGCCGCAATCGAGGCATACCATGAAGGCGCGAAGGCCTTCGACGCGACGCCGGGCGACGATGACGAGACGGTAGCTGCCACATATGGGCCGCCGCTTGAAGTGCTGGAAACATGGACAGCGCCGGCGGTCACGTTCGAAGGCGCGCTGGAAGCTCTGCGGCTCGTCAGCAAGGAGAATCACCGTTTCGGCGATCGGATGATGATCAATCTGCTCGATGCGGCGCTCGCTTATTTCGAGGCGCAGGCAGGGCAACGAAATTGATCGAATGTTGCCCCAGGTGTTGCCCTGACAGTTTGGGGCAACCTGTCAAAAAGCCGAAAATGTCTTCTAAGTGCTTGAAAAGGTTTGGTGCCGCTTAGGTGACTCGAACACCTGACCCCATCATTACGAATGAGTGGGTCGATTGGCCCATATCGGATCGTAACCAGCCGTGGACCTTTCCAACCTGCTGAAACTGCTTGCTATTCATCAGATAAGTGGTTCATATAGAAGCATAGCGGTGCACGAAAGCGCGCTGCTTTTGTTGCCCGAATGTTGCCCGAGGCCGTCATGCCAAAAGAAAATCTCACCGATAGACGCTTGAAATCGCTGAAACCGGCGCCGGCCGGAACGGATCGGTACGAGATCGCGGACGGCATTGTTCCGGGCCTGCTTGTGCGGGTGACCTCGAACGGAACCAAAAGCTTTGCACTGCTCGCCCGCTTCCCTGGCAAGAGCAACCCAACGCGCCGAGTGATTGGCGAATATGGCGCCATTAGCTTAGACGATGCCCGCAAGACGGCGCGAGATTGGCACGAGCTCTTGCGCAAGGGGATAGATCCTAAAATCCACGTTGCCGAGATGAAGGCGAAAGAGCGCGAGCGGCAAGATGACACGTTCGGGAGCGCGGTCGAAACCTACATCAAGGTTGCAGTCGACGGGCCGGACCCGAAAAGACCGATCCTTCGCAAGGCTGGCGAAGTCGCGAGAAACCTCCGTGTCGAATTCGTCAACGACAAGATCGAATGCGGCAACAAGCGGCCCGGTCTCAAAAATCGGCCGATCACCGGCATCACGAAAAAGGACATTCTGGCGGTGATCGACGCCGCCGTTGACCGCGGATCGCCGTCAATGGCCCATAGCCTGCTTGCTCATGTCCGGGCATTTTTTAACTGGGCGATCGACAGCGGGCGCTATGGGCTCGACCATTCGCCTTGCGACCGGATCAAGCCCAAGAGCGCAATCGGCAAGAAGACGAGGCGGCAGCGCGTTCTCGATGATGTCGAGATAGCAGCGCTGTGGCAGGCCGCAGGGAAGATCGGTTACCCCTATGGTCCGCTGTACCGAGTGCTGCTGCTCACCGGCCAGCGCAAAGCAGAAGTCTCCGACGCTGTCTGGAGCGAATTCGACGCACGCAAGAAGCTCTGGACCGTGCCGAAGGAAAGGATGAAGCGCGACCATGCCCATCATGTGCCGTTGAGCAGCACGGCGCTCGCTGTCATCGAAAGCCTTCCCAAGTGGAATAAGGGGGATTTTCTGTTCTCAACAACGGCTGGAGAAAAGCCGGTCAACGGCTTCTCGAAAGCGAAGGTCATCTTGGATCGCGAAATGCTCGCGGCTCTAAAGGAACTGGCAGCCGCCCGCGGCGAAGACCCGGAAAAGGTCAAACTGCAGCCGTTCGTCATCCACGATATTCGCCGCACGGTTCGGACGCGCCTCTCAGCGCTCGGCGTGCCGCGCACCGTCGCCGAACTGGTCATCGCCCACACGCAAAAGGACCTCGATGCGGTATACGATCAGCACGCCTTTATCGAGGAGCGGCGCCAGGCGCTGGCCAAATGGGCCGGCAAGCTGCGTGCGATTGTAGAGCCGACGCCAAAAAATGTTGTCGAATTTCGCCCGGCGACGGCTTGAATTGCCGGATTTTTATGGCAGCATTTGGCTATTGAAGAAGCCGAATGCGCCGCATTGGCTCAAACAACCGTAGGAGACGCCAAGAGTTTTCCCACCGACTACGCAATAGCGAGCCACCCCAGGCAACAGATGTAAGCCCTGCGAACCTGCGCATTGCATAGGAGATTTTCGAACAAGAGCCTCTTGTCGTGGATCCTTATGCGCGCGTGATTTGTGGGGACGTTCGGGCGGCTGGAACGTGAGGAAAACGATGAAGCTGATCTCGCAAGAGGGACTGAAAGAGCGCGGAATCACTCTTTCGAAATCCCAACTCAACCGGATGATCAAGGCCGGCCAATTCCCCAAAACCGTCCAGATGGGTTTTCGCAAGCGCGCTTGGCTCGCTTCGGAAGTCGACGCATGGATCGAGCAGCGCGTCGCCGAGCGTGATCGGAGCGCCGCATGACTGGAACCGGCTGCGACCACGAACATAGCGAAGTCGTGCTACAGGCCGCCAAGTGGCTCGCCGATCAGCCGGTGGGTAGCGTTCGGCCGGCGGTGCCCGCTCTGCAGCAGCGTTTCGGTATCAGCGCCCGCGAGGCGTGCGAAACGATCGCGCTTGCCGGCAAGATGCGCGGTGCGGCATCCAGATGAGCGACCGCAACTTTACTAAGGACCATCAGCGCCGAAATATGGCGCGCCGTGGCTCGGAGTCTATCTCGGGGCAAAACCTTTTGCCGGGCATCCCGGCACCTCGGAAATCGAAAGCTGACATTCGGGTGGAAGTGGACGCAGCCATGCGCACCGCGCCCATGATCAAGAAAACGTTGGCATGTCTATGCGGCCATCGGGCGGTGATCGAGGTGCCGCCCAGTCTATCGCCACGCCGCTTCACATGTACCCGGTGCGGAAGGAAAACGCGATGACTGATCGAGACGACATCGAAGAGAAGCGGGTGCGTCAAAAAACGTCGGCGAAGCACGTATTCGCCATAGATCGACGGGTATGGCACGCCGCTTGCGCATTGGGGCTCAACGAGGCGGTCTGTTATCTGGTGATCGCGTCCGGCACCGGTGGCGACAACAGAACGTCGTTTTGGTCGAGCACCGCTATCGAGACATACACTGCTCTCAACCATAGCCGAAGTGCAAAGCCGGCGGTGCTACGCCTCGTTAACGAGGGTCTCCTTTCTGTCCAAAAGATCTCGGAGAGGCGGCCGCGCTATACGCTTCATCCTCCCGCCTTAGTCCCAATTGTACACGCGGCGGCCGCAGAATTGGGAACGGTGAGTGCACTTGAGGAGCCGGATTTGATCTGGCTTCCAAACTCGATCGTTCATGGCGTCGGCCAAGAATCGTCCCCGGTGAAGATCCTCCGCCAGGCTCAAAGCGTTGGCGCATTGAAAACGTTCGTCGATCTCTACTATTTCCACGATCTCCCTGCGTTCGGCGGATTAGAATGGCAGCCTCCGCGAGGCATTTTATGCAAATTCAACCGCACATTTATTGGCGAGCGTGGCGCATTCAACATTTGGAAATTTGACACTCCGGCGGCAATGATCACTTCTGCCTCACCGCTGCATGTCGATGGCTTCGATCAACATTGGCGCATCATCAAGCGGCTTGGGTTAATCGAGTTCGTCACCCATCTCGTCGAGAGCTGTGCCGGAGAAATCATTCATCCGTTGCCGATCGGAGCAACCGGGGAGCCGGAGGAGCGAGCAATCACGGCTGCAGCTTTACGCGCCGGCCGGCTCATGGTCGCGCCTTTGAGCAGAGATCTCAAGAACGGCGACGCGGTAATCGTGCCGGTTTCTGCCTCATATCCGCAGGTGGAACTAGTCGGTATTGGTCGCCTCAGATATCGGCCGCAGACTTCAAGAACCGCTCAATGGTTGGCCGGCTCCTCCCAATGGGAAAAGACTGCGCTCGCATTCGAGGAACTCGCAGACTCAATCGCCGTGTCCGGTATCAAGGTGGCTTCATAATGTCCGGTATCAAGGAGAGATCAAGGTGAGATCAAGGAGGGATCAACGATACCTCAATCCCCGTACTATCATGCGCTCAGTCGGCGCGCGGCCTGTCCGATTTTCTCAGAAAATCGCCTCAACAACCCCGAAGATTGTCTCTTAGCGATGGAGAAGACGATATGACGAGAATCGAAGAAAGCTTTCCTCCCGACATTGTTGCAGCGGTATATGCCAGGCTTGAACGTGAAACCAGACGTGATGCACCTGCCAAAAAACCAGCCAGCATCGACAACGTGATATCGCTTGAGGAGTACCGAAAGCGGGTGAGCGAAAGGTGTCAGTGAGGTGTTGAGATCACGCCCGAGCCGGCCCGCCAACATTTTCGGCGACAGGCCCTCCCCGACCATCATTCGAAGCCAGATCCACAAACGACGGCAAAACCGATCGGCAATGGAGCAACTCATGCCGGATGAGGCGCCCCTGCAGCCGCTGTGCTTCGTGAAATCGAGCGAAATCTGCTACTTGTGGCCGACCGGAAGTTATCGATGGCACTAAAATACCTGAGAGGGCAACGTCCGGGCAACATCGGCGTGTTTTCAGTAGCGATTTTCGCCCTGAAACCGATCGGAAGGCGAGGAAATGATGCCAACCCGGCACGATAACGACCCGAAAGCATTGCTGGCAGCACGTCGGCGCGAGGTTGCCAAGAGCGCAGGCAAGACGACAGGCAGAGGCAGCGGTTTGACGCCAAGAATCCGCCAGGCGCTCGATCACCTCGTGTTCGGTGTTGACGGCAATCCGGGCGCCATCGTGCGCATGCAGGACGCCGCCACGTCGGCCGGGCTGACATGCCGAGCGCTCCGGGCTGCGATGCTCAAGCCGGCGGTTGAGAGCTACTACAATCGGCAAATGGCGGCGATGCGCAACGGCGAGCGGGCGGCAAGCATCCGCAAAATGGTAGAGATCAGGGACGATGCGGCGATGGCGAAGTCACCGGCCGGCCGCAAACAGCAGCTTGACGCGGCGAAGGCGTTGGCGTTCGACACACCGGCGACCACGATCAACGTGAACAACGGCACCATCGTCAACATAGACGGCATTCACGAGAAAGCAGGGTATGTGATCGACCTCACACCACCCAGCCACAGATTGGAGCAGCAGCCGCCGCCCGCCCGCCAGGTGATAGATGTTGAGCCGGCGCCGGCCTGGCGGGAGATCGGCGAATGACCCCCGGGAGGGGCAGCGATCGCGACCGCGGCCGATCGAGGGGGTGGGGGCAAAAATCGCCCTCCGTTTGTAGAGATCCACCCTCACACGCACCTCACCCTCCCCAAAACATCGGCCCATAGATTTTTCACCCGATCAGGAAAATCGCCGGCCCGGGTTGAGCTTTGCAAAATCGCTTTTGTCCGCCGATGGTGAGATCAACAGCGAGAAGGGAAATTCCTATGCCCGACATGGTCACCATTCATCGAATCAACGGCGAAACAGCATCGATGGTAGCGATCGACGCGAAGCAGGCGTGCCGCAACCATCCCCAGGAATGGGCGTACGGTCCGTGGTCCGACGCGGCTAAGGCCCGTGCCCAGGCCACCAAATCCGCCGACGAGCTCGAGCGGCTCGGTCGCGAAAAGGCTCTGTCCGACGCGCGCGACGCGCTGGCCCACGCGGAAGATGCCCGCAATGAGGCTAATTCCCGCCTCTTGAGCGCCGAGCAAAAGCTCAAGAAAAATAAAAACAACCACGCCGAAGATGAGGCCCGGGAAGCCGTCGCAGCTGCGACGGTCGAGCTCGACGCCGCCGTGCTGGTTTTCGAAGCTGCCCGCGCCAAGGTTCAGGAACTCGAATCTGCGGCGACGCATGCAGGAGGGCAGCATGTTTAGTGGAGCTCTCGGCGCATCCCTGATGTCTGGCGGCTTCGAAGCGGAAGCGGCAAAGCTGTTCGCACGTTTCACGACTGCTCCGACTGGTGCGCGAAAGACGCTGATCAACAATCTGATCCGGTCGCTCAAGCAGGCTGGCATCTGGTCGAAACTTGACGCGTTTTATGTCATGGCGGCTGCAGATGCGCAGGCGGCGCAGCGGAACTGGATTGCGGACGCCTACAATCTCACGCCGACGAACAGCCCGACATTTACGGCAGATCAGGGCTACCAGGGAAATGGAACCTCAAGCTATCTTGCAACGGGCTTCACGCCATCGTCTGCACCTTCGCCGAAGCTCGTTCAGAATAGCGCCAGCCTTGGCGTCTGGTCGCGGACGAACATTGCAGAAAACGCTGTGGACATCGGCGCCAAAGGCTCGAACCCCGGCACCCAAGATTCGACAATCATGATCAGGAATTCCAGCAATCAGTTCCTGAATCGTCTCAACATTATCGCCGGCGGCGGCTACAGCCCCGCCAACGCATCCAGTGTCGGCCTGTTTGTCGCCGTCCGGCCGGACGCAAGCAATCTCATCGACTATGTGAACGGAGCGGTGATCGGAACCGGGGCGGTTGCCTCTGCGGTTGTCGCTACCATCGAATTCAACATCGGCGTCCGCAACGATAACGGCACCTTCAACGCCTACTCGACGAAGCAATACGCCGCCGCGTTAATCGGGTCCAGTCTTTCGGCGGCCGAAAATTCGGCACTTTATGCCGCGCTCAACACTTATCTGACGGCGGTCGGGGCGGCCTGAGGGTTGTGCTTTGTAAACGCCCGTGATGGCGTGAAATACTGGCCTCATGAGACCAGTCACGCAAGAAAATCAGCGGTATGCGAGCTACCTAGCGGCGGCCGAAACAACGTTCGATATTCCGTTTCTGTTGTTCGACAATGCCGATGTCCGCGTTTTTATCGACGGCGAGGAGACGCTGACTTTCGCCGTCCACGCCACATATCAGCAGGACGGCAGCTTCGCGACCGATGGTCAGATCATTTTGCCGGCGCCGGTGACTGCCACCGTCGAGATTTATGGCGACCGGGCGCCGCGCCGGCAGCGCGTGTTCGACCGAAAGCAGCCGTGGGACCCTGATCTCGCAAACGTGGAATTCAACATCCTGCAAGCGCAGGCCGCTGAAGCGCATAAGAACCTGAACTTTCTGCGTTTGGCGAGCATGGCCTATGTAGACCTTAAAAGCCATTCCGGGGCGGTAATTGGTGGTCATGGCGGGCCATGGGCGTGGCTGCAGGAGGCGTATTGGGAGGCTGCAGACAGCAGTCGCCCTATCTTCGCGAGCCCTGGCGTTTATGATTTCGGCGACGAAGCCGAGCAGGTGTCTCCCGGAGTTGGCAACGTCAAGCTCTACGGCCAATACGGCCACACTATTTTCAAGGTGTTCGAGGGGACAGACGCCAGCCCGCTCAGCCTGATCAATGATACAGATATCAATAGCTCCAAGGGCTTTCTGCACTTCGATGAGATTACTTTCCAGGGGACATTCGGCGAGACGGGCAGAACGGTTTCCCAAGGAGCCCCGGTCGTTTTCCTCGACCACTACAAGGATCTGAAATTCAACCGCTGTCGGTGGCTGAACTGCACCAACATGGCAACAGACCTTCACTTCAATGAAGATGTGTCTGCCGAGAGCTGCGTTTTCCAGGATCTTGGTCGCGACGGCTTCCGCACGCGTGAATCCAAGTATGTCCGCGCAATAAACAACTTCTTCCGCCGCGTCGGTGACGACAGCATCGCGTTTCACGGCGGCGTGTACGCGGCCGGCTATGATCCCGATGACGGCTCCCCGCGCCGCGAAGGACTCATTGCCATCGGCAATACCTTCGTCGATACCGCAGCGCCGATTACGGCACTTGGTGCGCGCCAGGCTATCATCTCCGGAAATATGGCGAACCGTTATCGGACATATTTCTGTTACATCGACAACACGCCATCCGGTTTCGGCGAAGGCGGCCATTCGATTGCGAACGTGAAGATCACGGGTAATACGGCGCTGAACCTGATGACCAACTCTGGCGGCTATGTGATCATTGGCGCGGACACGCCCCGTGGTTCCACGGTAACGAGCGGCGTTGTCCCAGGCCAGCCACATAGCGACGGAACGTTTGAATATCTCTGGGATCACCAGAACGACGATTCGACCATCTCCACCGATGCATTTCCGCCGGTCGAGAATATCGATATCTCCGGCAACGTCTTCGCAAGGACGCTGCCGCTGGTTTCGAATTATAGCGAGTGGGGTTTCGGGTTGCCTGCGAGCACTACATACGGCAGCGACCTTGCAATCACCGACGATTTCATGCGCCCGCCGGTCGGCCTTAACGCGGTGATCGGTAAGGTGACGACGATCCGCAACAACGTCGTCACTCACATGGACGATGGGATCATTCTCACTTCGCAAACAGGCGTTTCACCCGCCATGGTAGGCGGTGCGATTGAGGGAAATACTATTCGTGATTTTCTCATTCGCGGCGTGTTTCTCAGTGGTGTTTCAGGAAAGATGATCGGGCTGACGCTCGACAACAACACGATCGATGGCGATGTATACCGGCAGGCGGCGAACTCGAACACTGACGGGACTTATGATAGCGGTAACACAAATCCGACTGCGATTGATCTAAGCACAAGCTACGGGGCCACGGTATCACGCAACCGAATTTCCAATGTCGCGCGCATCATGTTGACGCCGGAGAACCATATCTGCAGCGACAATATCGTGCTGATCGACCCGGCCGGCTACGGTGACAATGCCGGCAACAAGGGCGTCCGCAACATGCTGCCCGTGGAGCGCGGCTTCAAATATGTGATTGCTGACTGCAATCCTCAGTCCGCCACTTATGGCGAAATCAAGAATGTCCAGCTGGAGTCATCCGATGCGCAGCCGACGAGCGGCTATTACATCAAGGGGCATTACGTCACGAACTCGCTGAAATCCCGTGACCCTCTCAAAGTGCTCAAGGGATGGATCAGAGTGACCACGGGCAGCGGGCACGTAGCGCTGACGGACTGGATGCCTGATTGGTCCGACTTCAAACAGAGGCTGAACAATTTCACCAACATTACCCCTGGCACCATCGCCAACGGCGCGACCTATCCAGCCGGCGGCGTGCCGGGGACAATCACTGTGACGGGCGCCAAAAAGGGCGCCAACACTGAGATTACATTCGAAGCCGATACGAAAGGCGTGACGCTTAACGGCTGGATATCGGCGGATGATGTCTTCTCATATCTCTTCATCAACAGCACTGGGGCATCGCAGACGATAGCCGGCGCGGCGCTCCGCGTTTATGCCGAAAACAACACCTGAGGATATAGGCGCTTGTGGAAGCAGGCTCGTGGCGCATCACTTCTTCTTGCCGCCAAAGACCTCGTTGCAGCGGCTCAACTGCCACCACCCTATGGAATCGCTGTAGACAGAAATTTCCCGAATGACGCCGCCAGAATCCGCTACAATCCGCACCTGGCATTGAATGTTGATGTCGGCGCCTGGCTGGTACGTCGTGAAGGCCGTGCCGGCGGCGAACGTCGTCTGAGCGGTGCCGGGTGTGGAGATGTGCTGCGCGTGCTCCGACCAGACATAGAGCGTGCGCCCATCCGACGCTTTATAGCTCGAGGCCGGCGGGCCGAACCGAAAGAAGAAATCGTCCGCCCTCGTTCCGTTGAACTTGGTGATCAACGCGGTGTTGGCTTGCTTCGAAGTCGTGCACGCCGCCAGCATTGCCAGCGCGAGCAGAATGAACACTCGTCTCATGAGATGCCCCTCCCAAGGTCTCACTCGAAAATTGCACATCTTCGGAGTGGTGTCGAGTCGGTGGTAAACCTGTGCTTCGCGTCCTTTGCCGCCCGCGTTGGCTTTCATGATCCCGGCACTACCTGGGCCGGACGGCAAACAATCCGCACCATTGCGCGTTATCAAAGTGCGCGCACGGAGCCAATCATTGAGCGATGAGGCAGACAGGAAGGGCGACAGACAGATCGACCTCTACCGGCCGGCAGACGACGAGGAGGCCATGCGCCGCCTCAAGTTGGTCGAGCAGGTGAAGCCGCGGCGATCGCTCTCGCCTGCAGCCAAAGAGTGGCTCGAGACGATCCTTGTGGCCGCCGTCGTGATCGTGACGGCATTCTATATCTTCGAAATGGTGCAGTGGTTCAACAGCTTCTGAGCACCGCCGGAGTGGCCGGCAACCCTGTGCTTCGCGGATTGGCGACGAAGTGCGGTAGAATGCCGGAAACCTCCGGAGTTCTCCCATGCCCGATGTAGCTGACGAATATGTTCCCTTTCTCCCCGCTGTCCCCGCTGCGCGACCTGCACCGCAGCCATCGGACGATCCGTCCATCATGCAGACCGTTGGCGCGGCCTGGAATTTCAATTGGATGAATAGAAACTGGCGCTTCATGCAAAATCGGAGCGACCATACAGCCGATCCTAGCCACGATCCTTTCGCGTTGATCCGAGGCACAAAATACGCCTCTGACCCCGAGCGATTTGCATATTCGCGCAACGAGCAAGAAACTCGCGCCATCATGCAGGAGTGGGATGACGACGAGAACGCTACGGCGGTCATTCGAAAATCCGGCTGGAAAGGAATAGTCGCCATGGTAGCCATGGGATCGCTCGATCCGACGATCTTTCTGCCGGTCGCGAAGGTGTTCACCGGGGCGAAGGCTGGCATCACGGCGCTGCGTCTGGCCGGCGACACCGCGATAGCTGGCGCCGAAAGCTCGGCGATCAGCGAGGCCATGCTTGCGCAGACGACGCCGCATTATACGTTCAAGGACGCCGCTATCAACGTCGGCACGTCCACGCTTCTGTCCGGCCTGCTCGGCGCTGGCGCTGGAGCGCTGCTGAGCCACTCTGAGCGCCTGGCGGCGACGGCCAAGCTCGACGAGGACCGGCTTGCGATGACCGCCGACATGCAGCCGGCCGGCGCCGCGGCAACTGACACCCGCAATGTGCAGCTGGTCAAGACGCCGATCGACAAGGCCCTCGACGCAATCCGCTCAATCATGCCGGAGAGCGTGAAGGCGCACGTTCCGGTCACCGACTGGCTTGCCAAGCTGTCACCGACCCGCCGCGTCCTGAACTCGCCATTTCAGGCCGCACGCCGCGCACTCGTCGATCTAGCCGAGACCCCGTACCTGTTCGAGGGGCAAATCGAGGGCCGCACTGTCACCAATGGGCCGGCGCTCGATCGCCTGGTAAAGCTCTACGTGCGGCAAGGGCGCGTCGGGCTGTCGGACACCATGGAAAGCGCATTCACGCGCTACCGCGGCGGCCACGAGGACTTGAGCACGTTCGAAAGCGCGGTGCAGAAAGCGTCACGCACGATCGCCGATCTACGCGGCCGGACCGACGGCAAGCTGACCTATTCGCAGTTCAAGGATGCGATCGACGAGGCGCTCCGGAACGGCGATCAGCATGTTATTCCCGAGGTGGCAGAGGTCGCGCAGTGGACGCGGCAGAACATCATCGTTCCCTGGCGCGACCGGGCGATTAAAGCCGGCCTTCTGCCCGAAGGCGTTGATGTGGAAACGGCAGCCAGCTACATGACCCGAGCATGGAATACCGGAAAGATCGTCGCGCGCCGGCCGGAAGTCGTCGAGCGGTTCACCAACTGGCTGGAGAGCGAGCAGAGCCGCAAGGCGGGTATTCAGGAAAGGCTCGGCGGCCTGGCGCGCCAGCTCGACGAAGCCGAGGGAACAATCAGGACTCTTGAGCAGAAGGCCAAGGGTGGAAGTGATGTGCATATCGCCGCCATTGGCCGCGCCGCGCAGCTTCGTGAGCAGATCGAGGCGCAGCTGCGGGAGTGGAAAGGCAACAGCGTCGACGAGGCGCTTGCGGCAATGAACCGCCGCGATGCCTCCATGGCAGGCCGCGATCCGAATGCCCCCCGACTCGCCGCTGCTGACAGTGCCGTGGCAACGGCGGTCAAGCGCATCCTTGGCAGCGACCGCACGCTCGGGCGGCCGGAGCTGCTTGCCAGGGCGAATGAAATGGTCGACCGGATTATTGGCTCTCCAGACGGACGCTTGCCCTATGACACGAGCACGCCACACAACGGCGGCCCGCCGGTTAAGGATGCTCGCGGCCCGCTCGCCAGCCGGGATTTCATGATCCCGGACGCCATGGTGCGCGACCTGCTTCACACCGATGTCGAGCACGTGCTCAGTCGGTTCCTCAACAGCATCATTCCCGATGTTCTCATGACCGAGAAGTTCGGCGACGTGCAGATGTCGGAAATCTTCCGGCGCATCAACGAGGAGTCGGCCGCGCGAGTGGCGACGGCCAAGACCGAACGGGCGCGGGCGGCAATCGAGGCGCAACGCCAATCCGTAGAGGCGGACATCGCCGCTATTCGCGATCGGGTGCGCGGCACCTATGGCAACACCACTGACCCGCGTATGCGCTTCTGGGGCCGGATGGCGGCCAATGCCGGCCGGTATAACCAGTTGACTGA